AAGAGTTAAGCACAGAGATTTGAATTTGTTGAATAAGAGTGAAAAACCTCTTATTCCGATCCAAGTGATCTCGAAAAACGTATTAGAAGGAACTTACAATTTTGTTACAGCTGATGGCCGCTTTGGAACAACTGTAGTTGATATTTCACCTATAGGCATTACCAGAGAAATGGCAGTAGCTGGCAGTAGTATCTTTCCTTCAAAAGAACCAGTTGTTGGCTTCATAGTCGTTAATGACGACGAAGGAGCTTCAATTAGAGGTACCTTCTTCAGAGTAGGCAATTATTTAATAACTGCTTACCATGTAGCCGAATATTATTTATTCGACTATGAAGGAGTTGAATTAGTCGGAGTTACTAAGAAATCAAAATCAGAATATGATATTGATTTCAGTAACTTAGGTTCTGCGAAGCGATTTCGTGTAGAAGATATGAATCAATTTGAGAAGAGAATACCTAGTTCAGCTAACGAAGACTTGAATGCAATTATTCGTTTGACTGAGTGGGGAAATGTTACCAGATTAGGTGAAGATATATATGCGGCGTGGCTTCCTGATAAGTTTTGGTCACTTATAGGCTTACCTAGCTTAATTATCGGATTTGCTTTGAGAAAGCAAATAGTTGAGACTACAGGATATGATATTCACAAGCGATGTGTAGTATCGGCAATGGGCGAAGTGCTTTCCAAAGGAAAGTATATAACCTATTCTAGCACGACTCACAAAGGGTGGAGTGGTTGTCCTGTAACTTCGCGGAAGAGAGTTTTTGCTGTACATTGTGGAGTTGGATCCAGTAATGTAAACAATACTTTCAATGAAGGAGAAAGTTTAGGTATAGTTAATCTCCTATTACCTCGAGTAAAATTTGAATCTGAACATTTAGTTTATGACTATAATGCAGAAGATGAGGATTCTTGGAAGTTTAATGGGAGACAGGGTAAGTTCGATACTTATGTTGTTGATAGTGGTAATGACACCTTCACTGGTTGGGTTTTTAGACACGACAGAGGAGAAGAGGTTATTGGACATCAACAAGATTTATATGCGTTAATAGAGGATTATTATAATGACCCTAAAGAAGCTAAAGAAGTATTCTATGCTATTGTCAACGGTGAAAAGATGACGAAGAAGCAAAAGAAACTCTTTGGAACAAGTCATGACCATGAAAATGGTAATATTCCTTTAAATTTACCCGTAGTTGAGCTTGAAAGCTCAATTGAATGTGTTGCAGTTAAAGAACCAGTATGTGAAAGACCATACATGAAAATTATCAAGAAAACTGATAATGAGTATAAAGAGAATTTCATTAGAAGGATAGTGGTTAAGCCAATACTCACTCCTGATGAAATGTCTTTAGCTGGTGAATTAGGAGCTGATTTCAAATCTTATTTGAACCCAGTCTATAACCTAAGTAATGAAAGAGATTCTTATTTAAAAGCTATGGATAGGGTTAAAGAAAATAAGCATGATTTCAACTCAAAAACAAAAACTATTGTGTTAGAGATGTTGAAAAGATTACGTTATGTCCCTAAAAAAGACTATAAAAATCATGATACTTTACAGTCAATAATACAATCGAGTCGAATTCAAGTGAAAAAGAGTCCAGGTAGGAAGTACAAGGATAGAGATTATACAACAGTTGGACAAGTTCTTCAAAATTTTGAAGACTTTCCGAAAATTGTTTTAGATGATTGGAATCACAATAAACCTCTTATGTATTTCAATAAAGTTGAACCGCATAAAGCGAATAAAGTCGCGCATGGTTTATTACGACCTATTTGGGGTGCAGATATCAGAGATACTGTGAGAAATCACGCTATTTTTGAGGATATGCTTATATCTTTTTCAGAAAACTTTATGGCCTCCCCAATTATGTATGCTTGGAGTTCAAGTACACCAGGAAATATTAATTTACTGGCAAAGTATTTGAACTTGAAGGATGGAGAATTTGTGGCAAGTAGCGATAAAGAGAATTGGGATTCTAACTTTAATGGAAATTTAATGAAAATTTCAGTTGAAGCTATGTTGGATTTAGCTGTAGCGCATAAAAGAGACAAAAATAAAGAGTTTTACAAACAATGGAGAGAAGATGCACAAATGGCTTGTGATCAAGTTTTCTTAAGTAGTGAAACTGTTTTGTCTGATGGAAATTCCTATGTACAGTTAATATACGGAATAATGAAATCTGGTTTCGTTTGTACGTATATATTGAATTGTATAGGAAATTTGGTAGTACATGTAGAGACTATGCTTCTATGTGGTCATACACCAATTGAGATATTAAGTGATAAATTTAAACTAGCAATATCAGGCGATGATGCTTTGAATAAGTTTCCTAAAGATTATGATCATGAAAATTATTTTATGAAAATGAGAAGTTTCATTAAAATAAAAGAAGTAGAACATTTTCAAACTTTAGAAGGAGCTGAATTTTGCAGTAATAAATTTGTCACTTAATATCTCAGTTGGTGTTTGACCACATAGAAGCATAGTTTCTACATGCACTACCAAATTTCCTATACAA